GCCGAGTAAGGTCCGTTGCTTGTTTTGAAGTCGGCTAGTACTATCTCAGCGTTTTCATTCATATAGATAAGGTCACAGCATCCTGCATACCCGTAACCTGTCTTTGAGTCATAGTAATGTATACGACCTACTCCGTCGTCACCTACATACTTAGACCATTTTGGTTGATTAAAGGGTTTCTCAGACCACAGAACCCGAGCGTTTCCCAGTAAGGAGTCTAAAAGTTCAGGCATTCCCCGCCAGTAAGGTTCGTACTGTTGAGGAGGAATTACACGTAAACCTTTTAAATAGTTCTCAACGCTGTTATGGATCCAGGTCCCCCTTGTGGCAGCCTCATCAGCTACGCCGGGGTTTAGCTTATTCCAGTTCGCAAGCTTTCTCTGAGTCTCTTCTGACTGCGTGGCACTAAGGATTGAGGTGACTGAAGGCAGCGGTTTAGGCACACCATCGCAGAGGTAATGCCTTAGACCATTTATAGTTACCCGAGTGTCTGACACAATTTACTCTATTTATTTTTCAGTTTAAAACGAGCTAACAAACATATCAGGCCCAAGCTCCTCATCTTCATCATCTTCGTCTATGAAAAATTCGTCCTTCTGATATTTATAGTCTCGCGTTCTTTGATCTAACTCGCCCATTAAGCACAGGCCAGCGGAAAAGGATTCAACTACTATGTTGGCGCATTCTTCTGGTGCTCTTGCTTTGCCATGCTGATCAACACACTCATTCATGAGTTGATCTGCTGTTAAGAGACCTGTTATTTTATCTAGCTTACTGTTTTGTTTTTCTAAGTTTAATATGATCTGCTGTAGCAGGGTCTCCATGCGTCCTTTCATTTCAAGTTCTTTTAGGGCGGTCCCACCCTACTTCGAAATCGACTTTTGTATTAACCCGAGCGGCTCCTGCTTTTCGGAATACAAACCATGCAGAAGTCACAGAGTCCTTTGATTGATTACCATCCGCACGAAAAGCTGGTCGCGGAGACAAAATTTTTAGGTTTGTTAAACAGCTATTATCTAGGAAGCCCTCCCGTTTCCGTGTGGGCTCAAGGAAGGTTATTCGGTCCAGGATACAGAGCCCCTTATTTGCGGTATCTAATCCGTAATCCAGTATCCATTCAGTGTATTCCGAACCCTGGGTAATAGCGATTACCCAGTCCACTTTTCCTTTATTTGCGTACCACCAATCAGGGTCTGTAATATTGGCTTCTATCTTATTTGAGGTTATGTCATCCTTCCCGTATACTCTTATTTCCTTCTCTAAACTACCCTCCCAATCTGTAGGAAGTAAGCAACTCCCTTCGCAAATGCCTTCGGATGCGATAGGATTAAAAATGAATCTAGGAACTTGGTAGAACTTCATGGATAATGAGAGTAGTCTAAAACGTCTAAAGGAGTTTATGGGATTGGAGCAGGAGTTCCTTCACCTGCAGTTCATGAAGAAAGCAGCCAAGCTCGATAAAAAGGAGTTGCTTGAGATCCTAGACCTGACTCATGCCAACTACCTCGTTCGCGGCAGATTGTTTTCAAAATTAACTCAGTGGTGTTTAGTGAATCAAATGCCGTTGCCTGCTATAGATGACCTATTAAAGCGATGACAAAAAAAAGAGGGTGTGTGTACACCCTCTACTCGACCTTCACTCTTTAATGCTAGCTCAGAAGTCTAGTCCTGCTGCTTTTAAAGCTTCTTTTTGTTCTTCAGACAACTCCTTAGCTCCTGAAGCTTTCTTAGGGTTAGGTGGTTCGTTTTCGTCAGCAGGTTTCCCAGCGGTCGCAGCGGATGGAGGGAGAGAGCCGAGTCCAGAAGCTTCGAGACGCTTAGGGTTAGCTTCGATGAAAGCTTCTTTAATCTCCGAGTGGTCGACTCCCAAAGGAAGCTCAACCAGATTGCTGCCGGAGATATTAGAACGTAATGCAGCTGATACCAGCTCTCCTCGATCGTTTTCAAGCCATTTCAAAATATCCTCAATGAGTTTAGTTTCTTCATCACCCTTTGCGGGGCGATCCCGAAACTCAACTGCATTAAAGTTAATCTTGGCACCATCAGCGCCGGTATGAGGATCACGCTCGTTAAAGCTCTTGGTGACGAACTTAGTTGACGTGACTATTTCCGCCACGTTGATGCGGTTGTTGTAGAGGTTTTGGAAGTAGGAGATAAAGTTCTTTTGACTCGATTTACCAGAGATGATACTCGTAGATACACACCGGGGAGGTAGTAAACGATGGTTAGGGCTAACCCCAATGTAAGCAATACGAATAAACTCTTCATGCGTTCGCATACCGAGATTCCCGAAGTAAGGGGTGAATCCGAGTAAAACAAACTCGATCGGGATACCATTATCGTTGGCATCTGTGATCGCGGAATCTGGATCACTATCGGATTTCCAGCGACGCGCCTGAAGATCGATGCGAAGTGTGTGCGGCGGAATCTGACAGAGAATCTCATCAGCCGAAAACTTACCTGCGATGAACACCATTGGAGTTACCTAAATCAGAATTGGAAGTCGAGAGAGCCGAGAGCAGCCGTGGATACACGACCCTTATCAGGATCAGCCGCTTTTTTAGGAGCGGTCCGGGTGCCCTTGGGAAGGTAAAGAACTTTGTCTACCCCGTAGTTAATGTAGCGCTTATCTTCTTTTTCGCTTGTAGACACCCTACCCACTGCGATAGTAGGTGTACCTGGTGACAATTCGGCAAGCTGGCTTGAGAGTTTGTCCCAAGCGGTCAGCTTGAACCAGTTTGTCTCGCCTTCTTCGTTCTGCCATGCCAACGAACGGTTGGTTACAGTCACGTCATCTAGCTGAGTTTCCTCGGTCTTAGGCCCAAGCCCACCCGTGGCTACGAAAAGGTTCACTGCCAGTAGGTCTTCCCAGTTCTCCTGGTTCACAATCAAAATCGGTTGCATTTGCAGTACACCGTCAACCGTTGCCCGCGTAGGACCTAAGGCCAGTACGGTGTCTTGCTCTTTTAGCCCTTTTAAGAGTTTCCCTACGTAGTGGTCTTTGGGCATTGAGAGTTGGGTCTTTGTTGCCACCCTCTTCTCACTAGAAGGCAGCGATTCGCAAAGGACATTTACAATTCCTTTATCGTCCTCGAGTGCCTCGCTTGTCACTCTCAGACCGAGGATAAAAACGTTCATGTTTGAGGATTCTGTAGATGGTTGAACGGTGGACCTTTAGTGCCTTAGCAATCTCCGTTACAGAGGTGCCTTGGCTGGCAAAGGCTAGCGCCAGTTTCGTTTCCGCGCCAGTTATTTTTGAAGCCTTCGTGCTTTTAAATGAGTTGTGTAGCGGATTTATACACAGGTGACACCCACAAGACGGGCGCACGTAGTTGTCTCTATGTACGTCTAAGTAATCTAATATTACAGTACGCACATAGTAGCGTTCTCCTAACGTGTAGAAGACAGGGGCCTTTGCCGTGAGCTTTCCCTCCCATAGAGCACACTCTTTATATGAGAACTCGCTGAATGCCAACCTTTTAAACATATTGCTTATGTCTGTATCTTCTGTCTTTGCGTAAGTTAAATGAAATTTATCCGCTTTTAGTGCTCTGGCTATGTCGCAAGCTTGCGCCTGCGCGTGGGCAGCGTCTATTGAGTTAATCGCTAGCAACAGTTGATATTTGTTTTTTACTATTTGTAGCGTGTAGTCCTGTGTTTCCACAAAAAAAGCTGGGTGTGCCCCAGCTTAGTCTGCTTTTAGTTGAGGTTCTAGCGACGGCTAGCCCTTGCTGCAAGCGCAGAGAAACGACCGCTGCTACCGCCACTTTTGACCTGTGACATAGCTTGCTTAGCTCCGGGTGTAACTCTCGCCCCGCTGGAGGATGCGATTTTAGAGATTTGGCTTGCGCTATAACCAGCGTTAGATAGAGCGGCAACGTCCTTCGGACCGAAGTTCGCCCCTCCAACAGAGGCTGCGTTGTAGCTTCGTCCCACGTCACCAGCCGAGTAACCAGCCGAGCGGGCTTGGCTCGCTGTCGGCGTGGCTGCCGAAACTTGTTGATTGCTGCTGAAGGCTTCCTTGACGTTCTGGTTAATCACATCTTGAGAAGCGCCTCCTCCTGTTGCTGCGGGCACACCGGCCCCTGCTGCCACCTGTGGAATACCGAGATACTGAGCTGCGGCACTCGAGATGCCTGCGCCCCGTGAAGCTGCCGCTTGTGCAATCTTGGCCATATCGCCAGGGCTGATCCCCTGTGTTGCGAGATAGTTGATATCCTCAGGACCGAAGTTTTTACCACCAAAGGCACTCGGATCGTAGTCCGTAGTATTAATGCTGAAAGCCCCTGAACCCTGTGGACTCGGCTGCCACTTAATTCCGAGTTGTTCAGCAAGACCCTTACCAACCTGGACCCTTCCGATATTGGCTTCTAAATAATCCTTAATCGACTTGGGATCGTAACCTGACGCAATCGCTGCTTCGTAATCTTTCTTACCGATACCAAAGTTGCCGATATCAGAGGGGGTGAGAGTGCCGACGTTTCCGTAATAGGTTTTTAATTCTTCCTCCATCGCTTGCAGAAGCGGCGGGGGTGCTGAAGCTTGAGCCGCTTCTGCAAGCGATGGAGGAAGAATTAAAAACCTATTACGG